GTAAGATTAAAGATTTTAGGATTCTGATGTTGTGCAAGTCCAAATAATATTCTGTGTTCAAAACCATCAGCAAATCTTACAACTCTAGTATTTGGTGCGGATCTTTTTTGTTGTCCATATTTAGGAGTTATTGAGGGAAAGGTAGCCATTATGCAAGTAAACCTCCAGGTCTTTTCTGTTGTACTAATTCAGATTGTATCGCTACAGATATAAGACGACCAAGTTCTCTACCACCTTGTTCATCACCTTCAACAGAAGAACCAGATGCATCTACATTTACGACAATATTTGTTCCACCACCTAATTGATTATTTGGAATAATAGTACCTGCTCTATCAGGCACAAATAGCTCTGGCCCACGTTCTCCTACTATCGAAGCTCTGCCTACGGGTGGTCGACCTCCATTAGCAAACTTCAATCCTGGTACAGGATCTAACATCGGTGCGGAGATCATACCACCTAAATCTGTACGAAAACTACTGCCACTACCTCCTAATGCTCCACCTAGACCTTGACCAAGAATACCAAGGAAACCTTTTCGGAATTGATTTGCTGCCATCTGTGCAGCAGTCTCAATAAAGAAATCTGCAATTTTATTAAGCATATTTCTAAACGCATCTTGTACTGTCATAGTTCCTCTAATTATTCCTTTAAATGAATCTTCAAAAGAACTAGAAATAGACTTTGATAATTCAACAAGTTGGAATCCTGTATCATTTAATTGAATCATTTCTATATCTAATTTTTCTATTTCATCATTTACTAACCTCATACCTAACGCAAGACCGCTTGTTGCTTCAACTAATCTTTCAATCTTTTCAATTTCATTTTCTCTCGCAGGTCTATTTACAAGTTCTTCATAAGCTCTTATTTCATCATTAACCTTTTTTCGGACTCTTATCTCTTCTCTTGCATTAAAACCAACTGCTTTATTTAATTCTATTTCATGTTTTTTTTCTTTGTTAAAAAACTCTTGTGCAATCGTATTATTAATTATCTGATTACCTAAATTAATTAAATCTTTTGCGTCTTGTTTTAAATTAGATAAATTACCTTTATTCATTTCACTAAACATAAGCTCTTGAAAGCCTTTAGGATTTTCAATTTTTCTAATTGTTTCTGCTAATTGCTTTGCATTTAAACCAGTTCTTGAGCCAGTTACACCACCAAAATTACCCACATTTGGATCACTTAATATACCCTTAAGCTCGCCTGTTAAATTTCTAGGCAATAAATCGGCCAAAGCTTTTGTAACACCAAGAAATTGATTGACCCTTGCTAAACCAGCTTGGAATTGTAAAAACACTTGAGCTAAACTTGTCTGTATTTCTCTAGTCTCATCTCCAAATGATTTTAAAGAAGAAACCCCTTGTTCTCCAACTACACTAGTGGTTTGTTTTACTGCCTCTGCAAACGCAGCTTGTTTTCCTTCTGCTTGTTCTAATAATTTTACTCTTTGACCAAAAGCATTATTTGTATTACCTAAAGCTTCTACTAAAACATTTGCATCTTTAGTTAAATCACCTAAAGCATCTCCTGTTTTTTTAGTAGCTTGCACTAAAACATCAACTTGTTTACCTAGCTGTGTACCAACAATAGAAAGACCAAATCCTAATCCACCACCTAAAAATCCACCAGCAATACCACCAATACCACCACCTACTGATGCTCCAATTCCTTGACCAAATAACAAAGGAAAACCACCACCAATCAAGCCACTGCTAAGAGCATTTCTTCTTCTACTAGCAAAACCACCTGGTTCAAAAAACATTCCTCCCTGTTGAAATTGTCGATTACCTCCAAGAGTTCTATTAAAGAAGTTTTCTCCTGCCATTGCTTGTCTAGGACCAGCAGGTGTTGATGTTTGATTAGAAGTGGGAATTATTACTGGAGAACGTAATTCGTTTTCCATTTGTTTAATTCTTAAAGTGACATCTTTAAATTCTTGACCTGTTCTTTCAAGTTGTCCTTCAAGAAGTTTTAAAAAACGTATATACTCATTTATTGCATTTGTCGTATTTGCAGGTTTAAAAGTTAAAGCATCACTTATACCTTCAAACTTACCGAATTGAATATTACCAGCAAAATTTCTTGCTGTAAAAGCAGACATTTCGCTAAATCTTTTTAAAGCTCTAAATTGTGTTGTAAAATCAGATTTTTGAATTATTTGACTTAATACTTTAAATTCACCACTCATAAATTTAGTCTGGCTTCTTGCATCCCTCATCTGATTTGAAAGAAGCTTTAAGCTGCTAAAACTTTTATTTATTGCATTACTACTATTTAAAAAACCAGTATTTAATTTTATTATTCCAGTTAATAATCTTGCTTTTTCATCCGCTAAAGCTCTATTTTTTTGTCTATTTAAATCCTTTAATTTACTATCACTTCTAATTTTTTCTTGTGTCTTTTTTAACTCATTATCAAGAGCTTTAAGATTTGTTATTAATTTATTTAATCCAACTTGGGAAGTTTTTACATTAATATTAATTCCGTATTCTGCTGCCACTTACTCGACCCAATAAATTATCCCTATCTTACCTCCTTCTGGGTTTCATGGCTTGTTTTTTTTGCACTTGTTCTTTATATTTTTCTTCTTCCTCATTTTTTAACTCAAAAAAAGCAGCCCAAGATACTAATTCTTCTCTTGTAAGATTTTCAGTTAATTGTCTTAATGTCATCCCAAGTTCTTTTGCCAAGAAAAACATTAAGTACCAATCACGATTAGCTTTTTAATTCTGCTTTCGCTTCCTCCACTTTTAATTCATCTCCTGATGTCATCATCGCCATCTGAATGTCCTGTAAAACACCTGCATTAACTTCTCTTCTTAAAGAAGCTTTATTACCATCTTGAAATAATCTTTTACCATCTTTATCTAATGCTTTTTCAATCATTAGGTTCAACGCAAACTCATTTCCATCATCACCTTTAGATTTCGCCATGATTGATTCCCTTTCAGCAATCGTTAATGGATTCCAATAGATTTCAAGTAACGTATCTTCTCCATCTTTTACTTCATACTTATACTTTTGGCTAACACCAAATTTGTTTCTTAAAAGTTCAATCGCTTCCATGTGATTGTTATATAATATTTATATTATACTTATATTAAGCATTTGCTGTAAATTGGCAAGAAATAATTCCTATAAAATGACTTCTATCTTCTATTTGTAATACATTTGGGCCATTTATATCTGCAACTCTTGGAGTACAACTAAAAGTATCAGTGTAATTACTTGCGTTTACAGAAGTTAAACCATCAATAACAGATTCACTTATAGCAGATACAACTGAAGTTCCATTATTCTTAGGAACATAAATATTACATTGAATTACACCAGCGTAATAATCAGAAGCAGCACCCTGATTCTGCACAGTAGCCTGATTAAAATTTAAGGTCATCACAATAAATTTTTTACTTTTACCAGGTGTTGTAAATGGAACATTATCATTTATAACAGAAACAGTATTATCTGCTGCTACAACTGCATCTGTAACTGCTTTCTCAAAAGCTGCTCTTGCATTAACTAAAGTCATAATTAATCAGGTTCAATGTAACGTAAACCAGATCCAGGTTTAGATTTACCAAAACCACCAGAAGGTTTAGCTCCTATAAATATCTTACCTTTTTCTCTCATATTATCTTTGATAATTGTACCTGCTTCTCCTTGAACAAACTCTGATATTACAGAATTTTCCGAAGCATAACCTGCATATTCAGCAGTGTTTCCTATAAAAAGGTTGGCATTTCTAAATTTATAACTTGTACCAACAGGAAAACGAGGTTCAATAACAGGGTCAGATGGTTTTGAACCTGCTGCTTTCCAACCTTCTCCACCAGTAGGTAAATCATGTGATTTTTTAATTGATGCCCAGGGTTCAAAATCTTCTCTTTTATCTGTTTGATTTATAGGACTCCTTCTGACTTTCCAACTAGAAGCCAAGAAACCTGTATAAACAGGACTACCAGAAGAAGAACTTAAGCCATCATGTAAATCTCTAATAGTTTGTGCGAAGTCAGCATCTAGCTGTGCCATCAAATCTGCTTCAACTTGATCTGAACCTTCGTAAGGTTTACGTTTTACCATTTAAAACCTCACAAATAATGTAAACAGATAAGTTTGCCCACCTCGTTTCGTATCTATATCGGTAATCTGAGCAACTCTTGTAGATCCAGCATAAGTTAATGTAACTTCATCATCAAAACTAGGTTGATTGTCTCCTATTAAATCAGGTGTAATATAAAT